ATAGATTGTTATTCAGGCACTATTGTTGGTAAGATATACTATTATACAGGTACATCTTATGTTGATTACGATAACGTTGTTGTTAGCACATTAAGATCAAGAGGTATATCTACATATACAACAGATAATAACCCAGCATATTCTGTGACAGGTACATCTGAAGTAACATTAGATATGGCAGGTCAATATGCTGGTGTTCTTAAAAATCCATACCTAACATTCGGTGTTAATGTGACAGACAAATTCGGTACGGCATTTAAGTTCGAAACATCGTTAACTCAAAATGATCCTGAATACGTAACTAAAGTGTTCGGTATTACTAACTTCCAAAAACCAAGAATTGAAGTTCCTGTTTTTGCTGAAGAGGTATTCCAATCATTCTTAAATTACTCTTGGAGAAAAGGTTATATCAAAGGTTTAAACCCTAACTTAATCGCTTTAGAATCAGCACAGAGTGGTGACGCTAACTCAATTGGTTGGTACTTAGACAAATGGCAAACACCGGCTTCACCTTATGTGGTATCTGAATTAAGAGGTAATAAAGTTTATGACTTATTTAGATTCTATACAGTATCCGATGGTGACGCGGCAAACACATTAATTAAAATCTCAATCATTAATCAAACTTACAACAATTTAACTTTTGATGTATTGATCCGTGATTATTTTGATACTGATGCAAATCCAGTTGTTATAGAGAAATTTACAAACTGTTCAATGAACCCAACTGAAAACAACTTCGTTGCTAATAAGATTGGTACATTAGATGGTGAGTACGCATTGAACTCTAAATATGTTATGGTTGAAATGAGTGAAGACGCTCCGATCGACGCATTACCTTGTGGATTTAACGGATTCAACTTTAGAAATTATGCGGGTGCTAGTTCACCATTCCCAATTATCAAAGGTAAATACGACTTCCCTGGTGAAGTTATCTATAACCCACCATTTGGTTTATCAACGGGTAATGATGATGCTTTAATTAGCCCAGGAGATAACGTAAGAAGAACTTACTTAGGTATATCTAATAGTTTAGGTTGGGATCCGGCATATTTCGAATATGTTGGTAAGAGAAACCCAATCAACACTTGTGATATTGATGGTTTACCATTTAATTACAGATCAGCTGGTTTCCACATGGATGTAAATGCAAGTGGTTTAACAATCGGACCTGAGTTCTCAACAAGTGGTGACCCAAGATTCATCTGTGGTAATTCACCATTCATTACTGATCCTGAATTACCAACAAACGCTTACTATAGATTGTTCGCTCGTAAGTTCACATTCTTAGTACAAGGTGGTTTTGACGGATGGGATATCTACAGAGAGTGGAGAACAAACACTGATAATTTCCAAATTGGTAGAACCGGATTCTTAAGAGGGGCTTGTCCTTCTACAAGATACCCTAACGCTACAGGATGGGGAGCATTTAAAGAAATTTCTTTAGGTGATGGAACTCAAAACTTTGCAAACTCTGACTACTACGCATACTTGTTAGGTCAACAAACATTTGCAAACCCTGAAGCGGTAAACATCAACGTGTTTGTAACACCGGGTATTGATTATGTTAACAATAGTAACTTGGTTGAGTCAGCAATTGAGATGATTGAGTTCAACAGAGCGGATTCGCTTTATGTGTGTACTACACCTGACGTTGATATGTATGTTCCTTCTCTTAACGGACAAGATTATTTAATCTACCCAACTGAGGCGGTTGACAACTTAGACAACACAGGAATTGACTCTAACTACACCGCTACTTACTATCCGTGGGTATTGACAAGAGATAGTGTTAATAACACTCAAATCTACATCCCACCAACAGCAGAGGTTACGAGAAACTTGGCATTAACAGATAACATCGCATTCCCTTGGTTCGCGGCGGCGGGTTACACTCGTGGTATTGTTAATTGTATTAAAGCTCGTAAGAAGTTAACTCAAGAAGATAGAGACATTCTTTACATAGGTAGAATTAACCCAATTGCAACCTTCTCTGATGTAGGTACGGTAATTTGGGGTAACAAAACTTTACAAGTTAGAGAATCTGCTCTTGACAGAATTAACGTAAGAAGATTGTTACTACAAGCTCGTAAATTGATATCAGCAGTATCTGTAAGATTATTGTTTGAACAAAACGACGCACAAGTAAGACAAGATTTCTTAAACGCGGTTAATCCAATCTTAGATGCAATCAGAAGAGATCGAGGTTTATATGACTTTAGAGTTACGGTATCCAACGATCCTGAAGATATTGATAGAAACCAATTGACAGGTAAGATTTATATCAAACCTACAAGATCACTTGAATTCATCGACATCACATTCTACATTACTCCGACAGGAGCATCGTTTGAGAATATATAAGTTGGTTTATATTCATATGAAAAGGGGGGACGAAAGTTTCCCCTTTTTTTATTTATAGTGATATTTATTTATATGAATTACAAAAAAGTTGTTAAACAGATTATTTCGGAGATCATTCACGATCAAATGAAACCTACGATGAAGTATTATGCTTTTGATTGGGACGATAACCTTATGTATATGCCAACAAAGATTTATACTAAAGACGATAAGGGTAAAGTTGTTGGTATGTCCACAGAAGATTTTGCAGAATACAGAACTGAGATCGGGAAAGAACCTTTTGATTATGAGGGACACACTATAGTTGGTTTTGATGAAAATCCGTTCAGAGACTTCAATGTACCTGGAGATGAAGGTTTCTTAAGAGATGCAATGAAAGCACCTACAGGACCGGCATGGGACGATTTTGTTGAGGCGGTTAATAACGGGTCGGTCTTTTCAATCATTACAGCAAGGGGACACACCCCAACCATTCTTAAAAATGCTGTTTATAATCTTATTAAGAAAAACAAACACGGTATTAGTGAAAAAGAATTGGTTAAAAACTTAAAAAAGTATAGAGAATTGGCTGATGAGGAAGATTTGTCTGACGATGAACTAGTACGATCTTATTTAGATATGAATAGATATCACCCTGTAAGTTTCGGTCAAGGTTCGGCTGCCAACCCTGAACAATTAAAAGTAGATGCTATGAAAGAATTTATGACCTACGTTCAAAACCTTTCTAGACAATTACAAGAAAAGGCATTTATGAAAAATAAGATTAGCAATTATTTTGTTCCTTATATTGGTTTTTCAGATGATGACTTAAGGAATGTTCAAGCAATGAAGAAACATTTTGATGATGAATCTGGTTTAGAAATCTATCATACTGGAGGAGGAAAGAAAACTAAATATTAATTTAACTGGGTCTAGTAGAGATATAATTTAAAAAATAATTGAAGTAAATAGAAAAATTTTTATTTCACACTATTTATAATAAAAATAAAAGAAAAATTTAAAAAATAAGATATGGCTGATTTGTTAATGAAAATGCCGATCCCTTACGAACCGAAAAGGGAAAACCGATGGATCTTGAGATTCCCATCTTCACTTGGTATTAATGAGTGGTACGTTGAGACGACCTCTAGACCGAAACTACAAATTGGTTCAACAGAGATTCAATTCCTAAACACCTCAACATATGTTGCAGGTAGATTTACATGGCAAGAACTTCCTGTGACTTTCCGTGACCCGATTGGTCCTTCAGCATCACAAGCGGTTATGGAATGGATTAGACTGTGCGCTGAGTCAGTTACAGGACGTATGGGTTATGCTGCGGGTTATAAAAAAAATGTTGACCTTGAAATGTTAGATCCAACAGGAGTTGTCGTTGAGAAATGGATTTTAGAAGGTACATACTTAACAGGATATGATGGAGGATCTTTATCTTATTCAAGTGACGGACTGGCGAAAATAACCACAAACATGAGAATGGACCGTTGTATCTTGGTTTACTAAGAAAAATTACATACAAATTATATTAGACCGTATACTTTACTAGTTACGGTCTTTTTTTATTTTTAATAATAAAAGATAGTTTATGGAACAAGATATATATACAGCTGGACAAGAGAGTTTTAATTTACCTCACGATGTGATCCAATTACCAACACAAGGTAAGTTTTACAAATCAAAAAAGAAATCAATTAAAGTTGGTTATTTAACTGCCGCAGATGAAAATGTCTTGGCTGAAATTGATTATAGAAAAAATGTTAATGAGGGGATTATTCTTCCTTTGTTAAGAAATAAAATTTATGAAAGAGATATTAGACCTGAAGAACTTTTGGATGGTGATATCGAAGCTGTTTTACTTTTTTTACGTAACACATCTTTTGGTCCTGAGTATAGAGTTTCATCAACAGATCCCGAAACGGAGGAAAGATTTAATGCTTCCATTTTACTTGATGAATTAAATTATAAAAA